AATAAAATTCGAACGGACTAGTGCAGAGAAAATAAGAATAGTCAAACCTGAAGACAAAAGCCCTGACTTTGCCGATGCTCTTATGATGTTGACATTCGAACAAGACAAGGCTGTTAAGTTTGGATTCATATAGATATGGAGGCGAGAATTATGACTTATGGAAAACCAAAAAGAGATGGATCAGGACAAGGTAAACGAGCCAATAGAAAGAGAAACCCGGCATGCAGATAAATATATAATTAGGAGGTAAAAACATGGATGAGAAAGAAAAAGAATTAGAGGCTATTATGTGCCCGCACAACATTTTAGATGCTATAGAAGACGAATGGGGCGTAACTTCAAGTAAGACAGGCCGTGAAAGTGTGCATATGTTCAGAATGTATCAATGCAAAAGATGCGAAAAAATATTTATGATACACGGTATGAGTGAAATTAACACACAAAAAATTAATAAAGAAAGAAAACCCATACATATAGAAGATGTTTAAGTGCGCAGAATGATTTTCACCGGGCCTATAATCGCTTGGGAGACGGATAACTACTTGTTCGTTTTTGCCTCGCCTAGCGACCTCCGGAACTTGGATCCCCGAGTTCCAACCTAGGCAAAATCTCAAGTAATTGGGCAATTCGGGACAGTTCGAACTGTTGCGTAAGAATAATAGGTAAGTGATAAAATGGAACAAGAAAATAAGGGAATTGATCCCTGGGATGTGAAAAAATGGTATGCAAGTATAAAGAGGTTTGTCCAGACTTCTCAGCAGCCGACCCAGTCTGTGAAAGACATAGTGGTGCGCAATGCAGCGAATACGGAGAATTCAGAGATGAAGAAGAAGCCGTGGGCTTTCAAGACTATGCTTCTCTGTATGGTGACGCCAGAGGACAACCGGATAAACATACTCAAGCCGTTCATTACTAAGATTGAGCGAATTGGAGACAACGTAAAACTCGAGCTCGGAATAGTCAGAGATATAAACCCAGTAAAAGAATGCTTGGTTTATGTTTTAGGAACAGACGATCCTACTATAGAAGATGTGCAGGATCCTATAAACTTAGGATATTTCAGATTTTATATAATACTCAAAAATGCAAAACTGGTTAAGAAAGTTCCGTTAACATATACAGGAAAATGGTCAGATATGGAAACTAAATATCATTTACCACAGCGGAGTATTTTATAATGTATCACTCTGATAAGGGTCTTTATTACAGAAGGTGCAGAAGATGCTGGAAGATGTATTGGTCAAAACACAAAGGCGGAGTAGTCTGTAATAATTGTAACAAGAGGTTTTTGTAATGGTAGAAATATTAGGCATGAAAACGAACATGGAAGGAGACTTTAAGTTAACTCAGTTAGTAAGTCCTGACCTGAGAGAAGGGTACATACTAGTAATAACAATATTCAATGACGAAGATCAAGAAGGTGTATGTATAGTGACGTACCACCATGCAGATAGTTATTTCAACTTACCAAAGAACAAAATGACAGAAGTAGCGAGATATAGAAACAAAGAAGAGGCATGGAAAAATCATGATAAAATTGAGGAGGATTTGATGCAAAATGCACATAACTACGTTAAACATGGGACCATTGGAGCAACACCTGAACTTCATAAAAAACCTAATGAAAAAGAAGTACGTGATAGAGGGGAAGTTCAGAAAAGGGTACGCGAGCCCCCTAGTGTCGATATGGATGCCGATGGACATAAGAATTCATAATCAGGCAGCAGAACGATTGTTGTATGATTTAGGGCACACAGCCCCGGTTATGAACGGAACTGTTACAGAACACACAGGCGGAATGTTTAATAAATTAATATGGCTGATAAATTTGTTTACTCCATTGAAGAAAGCTAAAACTGCTGTGAATCCTAAAAAGACTAAACCGTTCATGGGTGGTTGGTATTATTCGATAGTTGTAGGAGCTGTTAAGGATCCTGATCATGGTCAACACCAGGGAGAGGAGCTGATGTAATGAGCCAAGCAGAAGTAATTGAAATATTGGAGAAACATGGAGAATTAACATCAAAAGAAATAACATGTTTAACAAAAAAAGGAATGAATAGCATACAAGCAAACTTAAGAAAATTACTTAAAATAGGTACAATAGAATTTAGAGAAATCCCAAGAATAATAGGAAAAGGAGCACCTATAAGAAAATACAAATTGAAGAAGTGATTAAATGGCGACAACATTACAGTTAGATCAGGAGGCAGTAGCTTTGTTAGATAAGTATTGTAACAGATCAGACAGGACAGCAACAGTTTCAACTATGGTAGATAGAATAGCTAAACAATGGATTACGCAAGGATTCAGCGCGTGGAAACAAAACCCAGTTATGCTTATGAATTTCAAAATAAAAGCTGAGAAGATTAATGAAAATAAAATTATGGGCGTAAAGATTAGATCAGTTACTGCTAATAATTTTAAAAGAGGATGTGAGATATTAAACGTAGATCCAGTGGTTCTTCTCTCGTGGTTGTCTAAGGTATTCATAAAGGCTTTCAATATAAAAGAGATGGCTAAGTACAAACCAAAGGGAACCATAGGTTCACGAAAAACTTAAATAAAAGGAAAAATGTTATGTATAGTATCATAGTTCATAATGACGAATGAAACCAGCATGCCCGGCATCACTCAAAGACTCAAAGCAGCATTTTCAAGTGCACGAGAACGAGTAGGTGTAGGTAGCATCAGTGGGCCTAATAAAAACAATGACATATACAAAGCAGTCATACCGAATTTTCTATACAAACCACCATATGGTTACCCAAGATTTGTAGACATACCGGAAATTAGAAGGCTGGCAGCTACGCCGTTTGTTAACATGGTTATTAATACAATAGTTAACGAAATAGCAGCTGTTGAATGGGATATAGTGCCTAAAGATGGTAGTGAAGTATCGGACTCTGAAATAAAGAGAATAAAAGATTTCTTTAATGATCCTAACAATACAAAAGAAAACTTTGACGAAATGATACGTAAAGTAGTCGTCGATATGCTTACAATAGACTCAGGAGTATTCGTGAAGGTATTTAATTTAAAAAGAGAATTCTCACAGCTGTACGTAAGAGACGGGGGAACTTTTACTAAAAATCCTGATATATATGGTACGTTTGAAAATAGAGCAGAGTTTGTATTCATAGATGAGTGGAATACAATGGACAAGGAAGAACTAGAAACATACTTTCAAGATAGGCCTGCTTATTTTCAATATGGATGGTCAACTGGTGCTAGGCCTATGCCATTCGGAACAAGAGAAATAGTTTACATGATGTTAAACCCACAACCAGATTCAATTTACGGAAGATCACCAATGGAAGCACTTCTAACAACTGTACAAATGTTAGTGTATGGAATTGAACACAACTTAGAATATTTCACAGATAACAATATACCAAAAGGAATTATAGAAGCCGTTGGTATGAACTCTCAGGATATTAAAGATTTTAAACAACAGTGGAAAGACCAACAGAGGATCAAAGACGAAAATGGGAACTGGAGAAATAGATGGTACAATATGCCTATGCTAGGGACTAAAGCAAATTTCCATAGATTACAATTTTCTAATGCAGAACTAGAACTTATAGGACAACAGAAATGGTTCTCTAAATTAGTATGGGCATGCTTCGGAGTAACACCAAGCGAACTAGGATTTACTGAAGATTCAAATAAGTCAACAGAAATAATTCAAAGCAGAGTGTTTAGAAGAAAGGCAATACGACCTATTTTAAAATCATTGGAATTTCACATTAATGCTGAAATAGTCTGGCAGGAATTTAACGAAGATGCGGCATTCCAGTTTGATACATATGATCTAGAAGAAGATATACACAGACACACGCTGTTTGAAATGCAACTTAGAAACGGAATAAGAACAGTAAACGAAGTCAGAGAAGATATGGGCCTAGAAACAGTTGAAGGTGGGGATGACATACGTAAAACAACTGGCTCAATGTTTAATCCATTCGATGAAGATAAAAAAAAACTAAAGATAACTGAAGAAGACAATATGGATCCTGATAAAAAGCCACCTGAAGATAAAGCTATGAATACAACAATGTCAATCATACCAGGACCCTTTGAAAGAATAACCGAAGTTAAACTTGAAAAGATTCTAATTAAATTATTGAAGTTAAAAAAGAAGAACGTAGACAACGTTGTAGAGTCTATGAATATGCCGAATAAACTCTCTGAAATAAAATCTGAGTTGTCTGATAAATTTGAAGGAGAAATTGATTTAAGTGAAGCTTCTGAAGTTGTTAATAAAGCAATACAAGAACAATTTCTAACAGGTGTAGAAGACGCCGGGAAACAACTTAATATGAATTTCGTACCTGACAGACGTGCTATAAAATTCTTACAGGATCATGCTTTAGAAAACATAAAGGACATGTCAGAAGAAATTAAAAACGATATTAGGGCAGAATTAGAAAGGGGTATGATTAACGGCGAGGGAATACCACAAATGAAAGCTAGGGTAAATAAAATATTCAAAGCAGGAATAGTTAGAGCAACAGCAATAGCAAGAACTGAAACTAACCGGGCCAGCAACATGGGACACTTAGACGGGTACAAACAGGGTGGAGTTGAAAAAAAGAAGTGGGTAGCAGCAATGGACAATAGAACATCATCTATATGCAGAAGGCTCAACGGAAAGACTGTTGGAATAAATGAAGATTTTGACGATTCTATAACAGGGTGGGAAGGAAAGGTACCACCAGCTCATGTTAATTGTTTGCTTAAAGATACTAATATTAGAACTAAAACAGGAATTAAGAAAGTACAGGATATACAAATAGGAGACAATGTTTTAACTCATAACAATAGATATAGAGAGGTTACAGGTACTATGAATAATGAAAGTGATTTTTATTATGAAGTTGAGGTAGGTACAGGTAAGAATAAAAAGAAACTGAAAATTACAGGGGATCATCCAGTTCTTACAAACAATGGCTGGAAATTAGTTAAAGATTTAGAAATAAACGATTTTGTGATGGCGATGAAATGAAATGGAAATGTATTCAATGTGGAAAGGAAAGGGAAGATTTTCCTTATTTAGCTAAAAAAAGGAAATATTGCTCTGCTAAATGTCAAATGTTTTATGAATACGAAAACGGTATAAGAGACCCATTTAAGATAATAAAGAAGGCAATAAAGGCATCTCAGAAAAGAATGAAAAATGATAAATGTCATGTTAAGAATGAATTTGTATTTTTGAAAGTAAAAAACATTAAACAAATTCCAACAAAATCAGAGGTATATAATTTTTCAGTAGCAGAAGACGAAAGTTATGTAGCTAATGATATTATTGTTCACAATTGTAGGAGCCGTATAGTTGCAGTGTTGGAGGACAATTAACATGATTATAATAGACGTGGATCTAAATACATTCAAAAGTCTTAGAGTAGGAGACTCCTCTAGATATTTCTATATAGATAAAATGGAAACACTAGAAATTTATTCTGCTGTTGGTGGAATGCTTATGAGATATATTTATACAAAGAGAAACGACGAGAACGATACCCTATTCTTTGAACAGAACGGAATTAACGATGCCATACTTGTTGAAAAAATAAGCCATGTTAATGAAAACCAATGGAGAGATATGTTTATTGAAATTAGAAGATTGTTATTTGATATAAATGAAAAAACAGAGGTGAGACAAAATGACGATACCTGATTCTGAAATAGACAGAAGAAAGAAAAAATATAGAGATATTAACAGCAGGGTAGCAGTCGGTGTGGATTTAGAAAGTCCAACAACAAGCGCAGCGCACACTATTATAGAATGTGGTACAGGCACAGGAACAGAATTAACAGCAGGACTAGAACCCAGGAAAGCAACTATATTCCAATTACTTAATGAAAATACAGTAATGGTTGCATCATCTTTCGTAGCAAGTACAGGAAGCGAAAGAGGATTAAAATTATCAGAAGGAGATTCATTAACATTTTCAACAGGAACAGGTATAACATACTTTGGTATTTCTGTAGGCACTGGAACAGGAGAAGTTGCTGTACAAGAGATTGGGTGATTATATGGACTGGATTAAACATCAAAGTAAAGGACTTACTGAAAAAAAAGCAAATGAAATATACCTTAGATTAGATGCTTCAAATGACCCAGTAACTGGAGCAATACAATTCCAAAACACGACAGATTCTACTACAGCTTTTCAAATACTAGACGCTGATGGAGGTAATCCTGTATTTAATGTAGATACCACTAATGAGAGAGTTGGCATAGGTACAGATACTCCTTTATACAGTATACATAGGATAGGAGCCGATGGTGGTGCGACATTATTAGAGCGTTCTGCTGGGCAACCACAATCATTGTTTATAACAGTAGGGACTAATTCTCACGGGGCGGGAGTCACTAATTCAACAGTGATTGGATATAAATCTACTGAGGGCAGTTATGGTAGAGATGGAAATATTTGTTTCAAACCAGGTGCTGGTGATTCTTCTGTTCTTATTGTAGAAGCCGCAAATAATAATGTTTATGTAGCTAATACTGGGAGTGGTAAGAATCAAGGATTCGGGGTGGGAGTAAACCCAACTGAGGCAAGAGTGCATTTTGTAGGATACAATCCAGCACAACCTCTGTTAATATGCCAAGCTGTTGATGGTCAAACTGAAAATCTCCAAGAATGGAGAGCTAGTGACGGTACTATAGTCGCTTATTTGAATATTATCGGTGGTATGAAGGTTGATGATTTAAAGGTTGATGGTTTTGCTTTGGGTGCAGTTGGATTTACAGTCAAATCCCCTTTTCCTCAAACAACAAATATTTTCCAGGTTATTACACAATCAGATGAAGAATTGTTTGCAATTAAGTCCGATGGGGGTGTAATACAGAATCTTGATGGAGTAATTAATGGAACTCTTTTAGACTTAAAGTTATCCGCTGGACATAGTGGTGATATTTTTAGAGTCAAAACTTCTGGTGATGCAAATTTGTTTGTGGTTGATTCTACAGGTCGTGTAGGTTTACCAGATGGAACAGCCGCAAATCCTGCATTGAATTTTATTTCTGATACAGATTGTGGTTTATATAAAATTGGTGATAATCGATTTGGAATGGCGGCGGGCGGTGTTGGCATATGGGATGCTCAACGAGGGGGTCAATCCTTTTATAATCAAGCAGCACTTACCGTTGGAGATGCTTTTCGTTTTAATCGTGCCGCTGGTGATGGTCTTACTGATACTGATGCTGAGCAGGCGTGGATTGAACTCGGTGTAAAAGTAACCCAGACCGATACTGCTAATTATGTAGGGTTGCTTATGGACGTTACTGAGTCCTCAACAGGTTCTGGAACTAATGAGTTAATGGCTTTAAGGGTAGGAGGAACGGATAGGTTTACCATAGGCAACGACGCAGCAACTGGTATAACTTTAAGTGATGCTGCTTCTGTTGGTTTAACTGTTAAAGGTGCCGACTCTCAATCAGCCAACCTTCAAGAATGGCAAGACTCCGCAGGCAACGTCCAAGCACTTATAGATGCAAATGGTGGTGCAGTCTTTAATGAAGAAGGAAACGCTGTAAATTTCAGAATAGAATCAGATGGCTTAGATGATGTATTATTCGTTGACGGAACGAATAATAGGATAGGCATTGGAACAGATGCTCCAGCTGTTGAGTTACACTTTGTGGGTGCTTATGGTCAGCAGAGATGGCAGAGACCCGCTGGACAACCGAATACATATAATATCAATATGACAAGCTCCAACGGAACAGGAGCTAACGGAAGTCTATTCTTTAGAAATATTCAAAATACAGCTAATATTTGTTTTGCAGCTTATGCAAACGGCACAGCACAATTAATCATCAACGGCTCTCAACAAAATACAGTTTTAGCTGCTAATACAGGAACAGGGCTAAATCAGGGGCTTGGTGTTGGTGTAGCACATGATTTTACAGATTCAAGATTTATAGTCGCGGGATGGAACACGGCTAAACCTGTTGCTATTTTAAGGGCACCAGCAAGTCATGCTGATAATATATTAGAAATCCAAGATAGTGCCTCGGATTTGCTTACTAAAATAGATAAATCTGGGAATGTAGGTGTGCGTATGGGAGATACAGCTCTTACGGCATATTTACATTTGGCAGCAGGCACAGCTGATGCAGGAAATGCACCTCTTAAATTTACAGATGGAACAGCTTTAGGAACACCAGAAGAAGGGGTAATGAATTTTGTTGATAATAGATTTTGTATAACCAATGTAGCGACTTGTAGAAGAATAGACAGAACTTCTGATGTAGCCGTAGAAACAGTTACCGTAGCAAATACGACTGATGAAACTACAATGTGGACAGGTGTTATGCCTGCTAATAGTTTAGTAGCTGGTAATATGTTCAAGTTTCACGCAGACGGTCTTGTTTCAAATGATGGCAATCACGCAGACAATGACATTACAATAAGAGTTAGAGTTGGGGGGACGGAAGTGGTTTCATTAACTCCTGCAACAAAAGCATTAACAGATGTGATGTGGCATATAGACGCTAACGCTTGTCAAAGAACAATTGGCGAAAGTGGTGCAAGGGCTATACATCTGCATCTAGTTGTGGGTGATGTTGACGAGCAATGGACAATAGCTGTAGCAACAGTAGACACGACTGCAAATATGGATGTTACTGTTACCGCAGAGTGGGCTACAGCAAAAGCAACCAATACAATAAGTTTATATCAAGGATTTATGGAATATAAAAATTAAGGAGGAATTTTATGTATAAAAAAACAATAGAATTAACTGATGCACAAACTAAAGAGTTTGCAGGACAATACGGATGGACAGAAACTATAATAGACGAAGACGGAAAAGAAATACAAAACCCAGTAACTGCTGAAGAAGTCGCTACCAATGCTATAGAAAAATATATAAACGATAGTGTATTTGCTTTTAAAAAAGAAACATATGAAGAAAGCAAAGAAGCAGAAATTAAAGCATTGACGCCAAATATAAAACTTAAAATAGTTGCAGAAGAAAAGTAAATAATAGGAGGTATTTTTATGGAAAAAATAAATGAAAGAATAGAAGAATTGAAAAAAGCTATACAAGAACAAGTTACAAGACACGGACAACTTTCTAATGCACTTAAAGAAAATGAAGATGCAATTAGAAGATTAGAAGGAGCTTTAAATGAACTAGCACAATTAGAAAAATTAGGCCTAGAATTGAAAACCAAAAACTTAAATAATAAGAAAAAAGAAAAATAAACATGTACGCAGATATAAAATCAAACAATTCATTAGATAGTGAAGAAGTCCAGACTTTTTTTACTGATTCGGTTGATTTTGAAGAGGTAGAAACAAAAGCTGGAAAAGAGTTTTATGTAAAAGGATATATTTCTACTCATGATAAAGACCTGGTTAACGATATTGTAACCAATGGTTGTATGTCTGATATGCTAGAACAACTGAAATCTAGAAATATAAAACTAGATGTAGAACACGAGGCGTTCAAAGGATCCACAAATTTTGAAAAAGAAATTAACAAAACAACAATACCTATAGCTAAAGTAGTTAAAGCAATTCAAACAGAAAAGGGCATATGGATTAAAGCATTAATGAACAAAGCACACGCAAGATTTGAAGAGGTATGGAAATCAGTTAAGGGAGGTTTTCTGGATGCTTTCAGTATTGCATTCATTCCTTTAAAGACGGCAGTAAAAGCCATTGATGGAGAAAAAACAAGATTGCTGGACAGATTAAATTTATTGAATATTGCTATGACCGGAAATCCTATTAACCCAAGCGCAAGTATGGGAGAGATTTTTATGAAATCATTATATAACTTTGATATTAAAAACAATTTGGAGGTGTCAGATATGGCAACGAAAAAAGAAGCCGGAGACAAAGTCGAAGGCAAAAATTCAGAACCTTCCACTTCAGATCTTCTAGAGGAACTTAAATCCCTTGGGGAAAGAATTGAGGCTTTAGAAGAATTGAAAGATGGTGAGGAAAGTGAACCTGCCACACCTGAAAAACCACCAGAAGATGCACCTGCTGAACCAGCTGAAAAGCCGGAAGGCGGAAGCGAATCAGAAGGCGGTGAAGGTGGCGAGGCAGAAGATGCTGAGGTCAAGGCTATTGGTGAAAGATTAGAATCACTAGAAAAGGAAGTGAAGTCTATACTTGAAAAGCCGATATTGAAGAGTAAAGTCTCGGATATGAAAGCAGATCTCAATAAAGCAGATAAAGCAGAATCTAAAAGCAAAGGTCCTTTGGACAATATAGTATAAGGAGGAATAAAATATGCCAATACAATTCGGAGAAATAAAAGATGGGTTTAACCCAAGTGATGCTTATGGTGTTAGTTTTGGTGCCCTACCTGATAGAACTGTTTATGCAAACCTCAGGAATAAAATGGACATGAGACCTGACTTAAAAACTATACTTGAAAAAGGTATGCAATCACAGTTTAAAGCACTGAGTACTACATCTGGAGGAGCAGGAACTGCTGGCCAGGCAATGGTACCTGTTTATGTTGATCCACGCATTGTAGATACTACAAGAAAATATACACCTTTAGTAGAAGCAATTGCCAGGGTAACTAACAGAGGTATTACTGCTGATTATAATAAAGTTACAGCTAAGGCAGCAGCACAATGGCTTCGGGAAGATGGAGCAATCTCAGGTCAAACTGATACATACGACAGAGCAAGCACTGATATAAAGTTTCTGTACAGTAAAGGAAGAGTGACTGGTGTAGCAAGAGCGTCTTACCCTTCATACATGCTTGAAGGATTTCAGCCAACGGGCAGCGGTCTAGCAGGAACATCATTTTCACCTCAAGCAGCACCAAATGCAAAACAGCTTGATGTGGTCATGAAAGCTAGAGCTATTCGTGAAAAAGAAGAAGCTACAATAGTTAACGGCGCTGTAGCAACAACCGAAGAAGAATTCGACGGTATCGTTGCATTACAGAGCACAACTAACGTTACAGACAAATCAAGTGCAGCACTGGAGTATGACGACATTGAAACAGCAATCCAGGCAGCTTTTGACGATTCAGGTAGACCAAGTCTAGCAGTCGCATCTTCAAGTGTCTTAGCGGACTTAAGGAAGATAATGATCGATACATTCAATTATCGACCTAGCGACATGACTGTAAAGCTACCATTCGGTGTTTCAAGTCATTTAGTGTTAGAAACTATGGTTGGGCCAGTGCCAGTAATTCCAAGTCAGAACTTGAGTAATACAACTGGAGCAAAACAGATATTCTTCTTGGATATGGATTTCATAGAAATGCGTGTATTACAGGATCTTACTTATGAAGATCTTGCTAAAACAAGTGACGCAGAGGAATTCATGTTAAAGATATATGAATGTCTGATCATGAAAAACACAGCGTTCAACAGCTTCATAGATAACATTGCCTAGAGATTTTGTCTTTAGGCATTTAGCCTATTTTAGGCTTTAAACGGAGGAGATATATATGGCAGCAATTGAACTAACAGATTGTACTGTAACTAATACACAAGTGGGAGCTTTTAGGCTAGTTAAATTAGTAACTCCTACAACAACTGATGATGCAGATACAATCGATATAACTGGACTTAATTACAAAAACGGACAGTTTAATTTTCAGTCAGGTGCAACAGACGATACAGCTATAGACACGACTGATTACGGAACTGGTATAACAATAATGGGTTCAACTGACAATGAAGCTAGAACTATAATTTGCATTGGGGAATGATTTTTTAATCCCCAGTAATAATAAAAAGGATAGGTGATAAAATATGGGAGCAGTAAGAAGTTTTCAAGAAGTGCACAAGTTAATAAAAAACCTGAAAGGTCCAATATATGTTGATACAGATGCAACGTATATTGTAGCTACAGGAACTAAAACAGATGTAACGAATGATACGGGTTCAGGGTTTTTAGGCGTGATGGTAGGCAGTTCTGGAACGAGATGGATCCAGCTATATGAGTAGGTGGTTAAATGGCATATCAAAAAACAACCACGGCTAACGCCACTACAGGAACAGCTGGAACTAGTTCGTCCATCCCTGCATCAGGTCGTAAGAACTTCACACTTGTAGCAACAGTAGGTAGTGAATACATAGATGTAGATCTTGAAGGATCTGCTGACGGAACAAATTTTTATACAATAGCAACAATGGGAAGCGCGGGACCAACAGAAACAGTTGGAACTATGGTTTCAAACCAGGCGCATAATCTCGTTAGGGCTAATGTAAAACACTATTCAGCAGGTACGTACACGGTAAGTATATCAATGAATGGAGGGAACTAAATGGAATTCAAAAACGGAACTAAATCAAAAATAAAAGTCTTCACAGATGAGGGTGATAACGTTTGGAAAACTATTTCACCTGGTGATACGGTAAATATTCCAGAAAGTTATGGAAATTCTTTAGGTATGACACCGGTCCAAGTAAAAGCCACAACTGGAAAGGTCGGAACCAAAACTGTTGAGACTAAACAAGTGAGTGCACCTAGAAAACGTAAACGAAAACGAAAATAGGTTGTGTTATAAATGACAGTCATTTCGGTCAGCGATGTACGTAGGACGTGCGGTATAGGTTCCAGTGAGATTAGCGACGCTGATGTAGAAGGTATAATTTTAGAAGCTGAGTCTGCTGTCGAAAGATACATGAATACTAAAATAACGGCAAAGGAAATTATTGAAACACTTTCTAGTGATATGGGAGTAAACTCAGAATCGATTTATTTAACTCAAACACCAGTACTCAATGTTAGAGCAGCCAGGGTAGGAACGGCTGAAATAACTCCAAAATTCTTAGACGTGTACAAAGGCAGTGGTAAGGTAGTCCTTAATTCTAATGCTGAAAAAGGAACATGGGACGGAACAAAAGACAAAAATAATTCAGTAAAATATTTATATGGTCTTCTCGAAGATGCACCAGGAGAAACAACAACATCGGCAGCAATAAATTCAGGAACCGGGACGTCTTTAACATTAGCTAGTTCAGGAAGTTTCGGTACAAGTGACTGGATTAAAATAGTGGGTATGGATTTAAATGAAGAAGTTACACAAATTGATGCAATAGACGGAAATAATATTACAGTAGATTTATACAGAAACCACGAAACCGGAAGCAAGGTTGTAAAACAGGATGCGCCATATGTTCTAAAAAGGTTCGTAAATATTATAGCATCAATGATGATGGTTGCTAGAATAGTTGGGGAAAGTTATACAGATATAGTTGGTTATGGTATAGAAGGATTCACAGTCCAAAAAGGAGAACCGTATACACAATGGAGAGAGACATATAATCAGTTAGATTCAGAAAGAAAAAGATTGCTTGAAAGTTTACGTCCTCGAACGTCGGTATGGTGATCAAATGGCGACAATACCAGCACAGACAGATTTTAATACAATAATGGCAGATACTGGAACGGCACTAACAATAGTTAGAGTGACAAAAAGCTTAGACACAATGACTGGAGATGAGACATTAGCAGAAACTAGTGCACACACAGGAACTGGAATTATTTTAAAACCAAAAGAAAATTATGATTACGCAAAAGACGGCCTTCTTCATAATCCAGATTTCATATTCTCTTGCAGGTCAGACACAGATATTTTAAAAAACGATATTGTCGTAACACCTTCTACAGGAAGTGCTAGGGTAGACACGGTAAGGGAAATAATGAACCAGGGAGAAACTGCATATAAGAGAGTATTCTTATTTTTAGACGAGGAGGATTAGTATGGTACTTCTCGATTTAGAAGACTATTTGAAAAAGAAAATCAAAGACGCTTTAGTTAAGTCAGCTTTGATAGTTGAAGCCGAAGCAGTTATGAGGTGTCCGGTCGATACTGGACGAATGAGATCATCTATACATATAGAATATGACAGTAAAGGGGCTGTTGTAGTTGCAGGAGTCGATTATGCTAAATACCCTGAATTGGGGACCAAAGCAATGGAAGATGCACACGGAATACATGATCCTAAAAAACCAGTACAAAACTGGAAAGCGAAGCGAAAACGTGGAGGTGGAGCAGGCCAAACAATGCCTTTCATGAGTTCGTCATTATACAACAACAGGTTCAACATAGTAAATATTTTCAAAAAAGAAATAGAGTCAAAAACTTAAATAATAAGAAGTCGGTTTATTACTAAGTCTAAGTGGACTTTAAACAGATCAAGTGATCACAATGGTATTGAATACATATAACGTTAAAGAGGAATTGTTAGTTTTTCTTAGAAACCAAGACATAATTTCAACAACTAATAGAGGAGTTACGACAGTAACAGGAACATTCAGCGGAGATGGAAGCGCAACAGTTTTCACATTATTAAATCATCCAGTAAAAAATGTAAGGACAGTAACAGTAGGAGGATCATCGCAGTCATTCGGTCATGATTATTCCGTATCATATGGAAGTGAAAGTTCACTAGAAACAGTATTTTCAGATAACTTTAACAGATCAGACAGTGGAACAGTAGGAAACAACTGGACACAAGGAGGATCGGGAGGAGTATCTATTGTATCAAATACGTTACAGATATATGACAATTCAGCATCAAGTCCAGCACCCTTTGCTAAACAAGATAACCAGTGGTCAACTAGCAAAAATTATGTTAAATTATACACCAGAATGAAAATATCATCTATAGCCTCAAAATATGCGATTGTAAATCTCACAGACAATGGTTCCAATACAGAATCAAAAATAGAAATGGATAGCAATAAAATTAAATTAGCATTGAATATAGATAGTGGTGGGTGGTCGTATACAGACTTAGTAAGCCTGGCAGCGAACACGTGGTACAACATTGAAGCTATATACAATCTAGTAGACAACACCGTAAAGGTTTACATAAACGGCACACTTGAAGCAACAGAATCAATAAGCACGAGTACGACAAGTTTTAATTATTTAGAATGCGCAGGTGCTATAGTAGATAACGGTTTTTATGTTTGGTATGATGACATAGCCGTAGTTGAAGCTGACAGCGATTCGTTTGGAACCACGATAACATTTGGAACAGCACCAGCAGCAGGAGATGCTAACATAGTAGTAAGTTATGATTACACTAGTGATACAGCCAAAACAGAACGTGTTTACCCAGATTTTCCAAGAACAGACCTAACTTTAAAACACTACCCAAGACTAGGAATTGATATTATAGCATCGCCGTCTAGAGAAGTAGGGGCAAACGCGGACCTGGTTTTAACTGATATGTTTATTAGAACTATAGCTTACGCGACTAAAACAAAAGACGTGGATGACATGATTAATGACATCAGAAGTGACATCATAAATAACAAAAAGAATTTTTATAATTTTAATCTTATAAGTCCGGTATCAATGGGTCCTGTAGATCCAGAACCAAATAGACATAAAAAAGTTGTAAGCCGGAGTTGTGATTTTAAGATTTATGTAGAGAGTGAATAATGGAGGAATTAATATGGCTAGTGGAGCAAATGCAGGAAAAACATATATTCAGGCAGGAGAAGAAAGCACTTATGCAAACGAAGCAGCAGCGATAAATGTAGCTTTTGGTAAGGGTCAAACATATAGTAAGACTGGTAGAAGGAATATAACACAAGTTCGTGGTACAGGAAGCAGAAACCCAGAAGCATTAGTTGAAGGAAAGTTTGATGGATCAGGAAGTATTAACTGGACAGTATGCTCAGGATATTTCCTTAAATTAGCTTTTGGAGCAGTTGCGAACGCAGGATCAGGACCTTATACACACAAATATACAGAGGCTGATGAGACGCCAAGTTTCACAACCGAGATAGGTATGGCAGCAACAACAGGAACTAGTGTTTTCAAACTTCTTGGATGTAAATGTAACAACATAACAATAACAGTAGGAGAAAATGCACCAGTGACAGCATCGATGGAAGTCATTTACGCAGATGAAGAAGAAGGAACTACTTATGATGATAGTGCAGCTACAGACTCTGAAGCGCCTTTTGGATTTGGATTGTCAAAAATAACAATAGACGGAGTGACTATAGATCGTATGAGAAACTGGAGTTTTAGTATGGGAAATAACGCTATACTTATACATGGTACTGAAAGTCAGACTGCTAGTGCAGCACTCGATACTACTAGAGGATATAGTTTAACACTAAATCCTAATTATGAACAAGCAACAAGATTGTGGGAAGTGATGTCAGGATCAGGAACAGGAATAGCAACAACTGGAAGTGAGAAAACTATGGCTGTGATCTTGGATAACGGACTGTCTACGACTAGTAGTAGAAAAATACATATTGATATGCTGAACTCAAAAATAGATGACCATACAGTGAGTTTTGAATCCCCTGAAGACCTGGTAAGAGAAGGTGTAACATTTATAGCAAAATCAGGAAGTGCTACTGCAACAGACAACACCGCAACAGATCCGTGGTAAGTGATTAATGGTGATCAAATGAACGAGAAAGAAGTAGATATAGAGATTAACGGAGAAAAAAAGAAAGTCAAAATCAGGGCCCTTAGTTGGGTAGAACAAAACAGAATTAGAGATGCAGTTCCAAAGGAGACCTTACCTGATGGCAGAGTAGCTATGAAATCAGGCGAGTTCAGAATACAGTATCTTATAAAGAGCATCGTAGAAGCGACCTTTGATATAAGCATAAAGGGACTTGAAGTTTTAGATGCGCATAATGGTGAGAAACTTTGGGACGAAGTACAAAAAATAAACATACTCTCTGATAAAAAAAAAGAGAACTGATAAACCCTGACACAACTGATGATGATGAGATCAAACGTGAATACATGTTGACAACAGTAGCTATGGCGTTTGGAACAACACCGGACGAAATAGAAAATAAGCCGTTAAGAAGAGTATTGATATGGCACGAACTGATAAAGCATTTAGTATCAAAAGGATTTAAATTGGGGTTATAAAATGGTTGACGAAGCTGGATTGAAAGTTAGGATCATACCGATATTAGACAGGTTTGATTCTAAACTCGGAAAGGAGATAGAGCAAAAGGTTAATTTAGATAATTTAATAACCACAACCCCCGGCAGAAATATGCAGGGAGCAACTATACGAAGAGGAAGGGGAGCTGTTTCTAAAGAGGGTATGGGCGGAATGGCTCTAGGGGCGTTTGAAGGCGTAGCTGGTGCAGAAGCAATAGGAACTATGGCTTTAGGTATAGGAGCAGTTGTAGGCGGAGTACTTGCAGTTAAAACAGTCCTGGACATGATAAATGAAAACATTAAAGATATGAAAGACAGCATGGCCGAAGCGAATCCACTTCTTGAAAACCAGTTTAAAGTGATGGACAAAATGTTAAATCTTACGCTATTGCCGATAACAAATATAATGACAGCTCTTATGAAACCAGTTCTTTCAATGCAGGCCACATTCTTAAAAAAACAACTCACTGAATCTAAAGAATTAATAGGCCGGGCCGTTGGAGGAGACGAAGAAGCCATGGCCGAAGTTATAGATTTATTCCAGGATACTTTCCAGGACATGAGATTTCTTAAAAGAAGTTTTGAAATTGAAAATAAAGAATTGATTGCTAGTATAGCCGGATTTACGAAAGGTATGGATATAGACTTAGAAGAATTGCTTAAAGGTGCCGACAAATGGGTAGAAGGATTATTTGCTGGAGCGTTACGTGTTGGTCAAACATCAGAAAGATTTAATGATACTATTGCCGAACATCTAAAAGGTGTTGGTGAGACAACAGCAACATTTAACGCGAACTGGGACGAAGATGTGAAATTAATAGTAGAATCTACTGGAGATGCTAAATTAGCATGGACAGACGAGACTAAAGGATTTGAAGCAGCACTAGACGGAATAACCGGGGTTATATTCGCTACTAATCCCACTCTTAAAATTGCTTTAGACAAAGCATTAGAGGAAGGTATATTAAAACCATTACGAGACGCAATGATAGGTAAAGATATACCAGATCCAATAGATATGGTAAGAAACTGGTTTGATGATATTTCAGCGCAAATAGCAGAATGGTTTGGTTAACATGGAGGAATTGAAATGACAATAATATTAACAAACGTAAAGGATAGTTATGATTATATAATTCAGGGAATACAGGACTGGAACGGAAACAAATTTGAATCTAGTTTAGACTTTAACCTACCAGATGGCGGGCCTTCTGATGTAAGCGTAATAAGACTAGAAGGACAAAAAGAATCCTTAACGATTACTTTTTACTTATTCCCTAGATCAGCTGATGCGAGCAATGGTACAGCCAACGGAGTTGGTGGTTACACGACTATAACTAGCGTTGCTGATCAAGAAGCTTGGTTGAAAGATTATATATACTCTAAGGATTTTGACGCGTCCTGGACACTAACAGACGGAGAGAGATATTCAAGTGAACCAGTTACAATTAAAAACATAGGTGTCAGAAAGATTGTTGGAACTCCAAACGGCAGAGTTTGTACAATGGCGATAAGCTGGGGATCAAATATATTGGCGTGATTATATGACAATAGCAACATGGACATATGCACTCGGATCAGGTGAAACTGATGTAACAACCAAAATATATAGTGCTCGTGGTACACAAAGTGATGAGAGGATCCTGGATACAGTTGAAATGAAAGTTTTTAGAAATATTACTCAGGACCTAGACATAGGAGAAGAATTCAGAGTTTACCGAGACAGTGTATTGATATTTGGAGGTAGATTAACAGAAGTAACACGTGGGGAAATGTATGGAGTTAAAGCCACAGAATGGGGACATGTTTTAAACAGGACCATCGGAAATACCACATTTTTGAATCAAACACCCGAGGCAATTTTTACGAGTATAATAACCACATATACAGATCTTACGCCAGACGTTCAAGTATCGGGAATAACGTTAGAGAAATGGGTTATAGATAAAGAACTTCTAAATGAAAATTTAAAGAAACTTGCAGATATTCTTGACTGGCAGATTAGAATAGAACCTGACAAAACGGCTTATTTTGAACCGAGGGGAAAGAATAGTTCTGGGGTTACACTAACAGTAGGCACAGAAGTAACGAGAATAGGAAAATGGAAAACATCCGACAAGACTGTATGCAACAAATTGAATTTAATAGGTGGTAAAACAACATTTCAAAAAATAGACACAGACACAGGAGACGGCAGCGAAACAGAATTTATTTTAACATATAAGCCACATGGAAACGTAAACGTTACAGATGACGGTTCTGTTGTGGACCCTGACGATTACACAGTTGACAAAGAAAATAAAACTATAACATTCGATACAGCACCAGTTAATACACACGCTTTAGTATTCGAATATAATTACATGGTACCGATTGAATTAGAAATAACAGGCGACACTAGCTACACAAATGGTGAGGTATATGAAAAACGAGTAGAGGCACAATTTTTAAAAACATATGCAGACGGAAGAAAATATGCAAAATCTTATTTAACAAGATATGAAAACCCAGACAGACTAAAAGGAACTCAATTAAAAATAAAGGGATTTAATACAATTCAACTGGGATATGCAGTTCACGTTATAGACAATTATGCTAAAATTGACGAGAACTTTACAGTTAGAAAAAAGGTATGGGAATATCCAAATGAAAAGACAACTATAACAGTAGGTGAGAGTCCACTAAGAACTATTTACGATTGGTCCATAGAAACATTGTACAGGATTAGTCAATTAGAGCGTGATGTAACTGACAGGGATATTATACAAAAATACATGATATTCAATTCTTATAAGAATATAGTTAAAGATTCTGGAATAAAAGTCAAACAAAGGGGAATATTTGATTCTTTCATAATAGGGCATCCAGTTAATGGATTGTTAAATAAAGGTGTTATTATAGACAGTTGCGAAGCTGTTGGAAATTGGGTTATAGATACAAACAGCGACTGCACCGCATTAGCAACAGATGGAACAATTTATAAAGAAGGTTCAAATTCCTTAAAAATGACATGTGACCCAACCCATAAACTTAGTGTTCATACTTCGAGTATTTATGATGAGACAACTAGTCATGGAGACATAAGTGCATATACAGGAGTTAATTCTGGAACACCAATACAAGGCAAATTCGCCTTTTGGTTTTACATAGCTGATATAGATAATTTAGAAGATACTGGTACAGGAAATAACCAAAGATGTATAGAGATGTC